TTGATGCGCACGAACTTGCCCACGTCCTCGGCTCGCCACACGCTGTCGGTGATGCCGTAGCCCCCGCGCGCGTAGCTCGTCGATGCGAAGTCCGAGCTCGTGGTGGCGCTGACCTGGGTCGCGCTGGTGAAGGCGGTTATCGCCGCCACGCCGCTGTCGGCATACATCGTATTGCCCACGTCGCCAGCCGCGAACACGCCGGCCGAGGCGGTGACAGTGATGGCGCCGGTCTTGGCCGAGAGCGTGATGTCGGCCGCGCGCGAGAGCGAGCCGGTCAGGTCGATGCTCGACGCGACCGGATCCTTCGCTGAGGGCTTCACGATGCCCTGCGGGGACACGTCGAGGTACCACGCCCCCGACGCCAGCGCGACGCCGGCAAACGCGATGGAGATGTCGACGGTCACCCCCGTGGCCGAGGTGTAGCCGGTGACCACCGCCAGGCCCGAACCGCTGACCAGCTGGCGGCCCACGTCGCTGGGCAAGAAGACGCCGGCGCTTGCCGTCGCAGTGCGGCCGGCGCCCACCGTCGCAGCCGACAGCGTGAGGTTCGCGGCCAGCGCGTGGCCCTGCTCGTCGAACGGCGTGGTGGTGAAGGGAGCGGCCGAGAGGTCGAAGATCGCCGTGCTGAAGCGGCGCAGACGCTGGATCGGCACGCTGGGGTGCGCGATGAACATCGTGTCGGCGCCCTGCGCGAAATCGATGTCGGCCAGCATCGACTCGCTGTAGCCGGTGGCCAGCTCGGTGATCAGCGCACCGCCGCCGGCGGGCCACACGCGCACGTAGAGGTCGCCGAACTCGAGCATGTACGCGAAGTCGCGGCTGAACACGAACGGCACGAGGCGGGCCTTCTTGGTGCCGCTCAGCTTGGCCGGCGCCACGTAGCGCGTGCCGCCGCGGCGCTTGGCGCCACCGTGGATCACCGGGTAAGCGTTGACCAGGCTGCGGGCCGCGTTCGCGTAGCGGTCAATGTCCGTGCGCCCGACCAGGCGCGGGCTGATCTCGCCGGCGGTGAAGTTGGTCTGCTGCAGGCTGACGCGCGGCATGCTCAGCTCCTCCACCAGTTGCTGCCGCCACCCCGGCGGGCCGCGAGCAGCGGCGAGTCACCGACGGTCTCGGGCGGTTCATCCTGGCCGTCGACGGCACGCGCCTGCTTGAGCACGTCCTTCAGCGCGTCCTCGACCACCTGCTCGAGCGACGCGGACTGCGTGATGGGGTACGCCATCACCGCCTTCATCGAGACGGTCATTGCCCACACGAGCATGTCGTCCCAGGTGCCCGGGTTCTCGTTGCGCCACACGTACCGCAGCAGCGCCGGGTTCTCGTCGCACAGCAACTTGCCGCTCTCAATTTTGAAGTCGGCCTCGGCACCGGCCTCGCCCACCGCCAGCACGCGCATGAAGTCTGGCGGCAGCGTGAACTGGAACGCCCAGTCGAACGCCGGCGGCGTCAGGTCGGGCGCCAGCGCCACGCGCTTGACCGCGCAGTTCCACGGGTGCCGGCGCAGCACGTAGTTGCGCACCGCAGGCCACAGATTCGACGCCAGCCGGGCCCGATCGCTGTTCTCGTTCAGGTCGTTGATGGGCTGGCCGCCCAGCATGAGGAGCGCGTTTGAGCAGATGCTGACTTCGGTGGCTGCCATCGCTTCGTCCCTTCGGAATGAAAAACGGGGGGCACGACGGCCCCCCGATCCACTGCACACGCCCGGGGTGGGCGCGACGCACGATCAGTCCTGCACGTACACGCCCTTCAGCGTGACGACCTGGCCGGCCGGCAGCGCGGCGCCGGCCACCACCGACAGCAGCGTCGAGTCGTCGGTCGAGCTGGCGTAGCCGTTGGCGACCGCGGCGCTGTCGTCGGTCGTCTGGTAGCCGTCGCCGGTCATGGTCATGGTGTTGGTCGCCGAGGTCGAAGCCGCGTTCGACAGCACCACCAGCATGCCGGGGCCGTAGCCATTGATCGCCGTGATCACGGTGTTCGCCACGATGCCCGTGCCGGTGATCAGGTTGCCCACCTGGAACGAACCGAAGTTGTTCGTCGGCTGGATCACGTTCGAGCCGGCGACCGTGGTGGCCGAGCCGGTGCACGTGTTGTCGGAGGCCGTCGGCGTGGCGTTGCCCGCGGCGGTGACCGACGTGGCCGCGAGGTAGCGCGCGGTGTTCACGTTGTCGCCCAGCGTGAGCGTGCTCGACGCGGCGCCCGCGTTCCAGATCAGGCGCGACAGGTGGCCCACGAGGCGCGCGCGCAGCGGCAGCTTGCCCCAGTAGATCCGGTCCGCGACCAGCAGCGTGCCGGCGCCCACGACGTACTGCGCTTCCATGAAGCGCAGGCGGCCGCCGAGCTTGTCGGAGCGCACGCGCGTGGCCGGCGCCAGACCGCTGGACGGGCTGTTGATGACCGACAGGGTGTCGGAGTAGTAGTTCGGCATGTTCAGCTCCTTGGGTTAGGCGCAGGCGATCTCGACGACGCCTTCGTCCTCGAGCCGGGTGGCGCCGATCGACATGTCCGCGAAGACCTGCCAGGCGTTGTTCTTGTCCGGGCGCTTGTCGACCGAGGTGTTGATCTCCTGGCCGATGCCCAGCGCGACGCAGCTGCGCGACCAGGCCACGGCGTAGCCCGTAGTGGCGGTCCCGTCCTTGGCCACGCGCTCGGAGCGCACGAACTTGAAGCCGAGGAACGTGTCGATCTGACCCTGGGCCAGCGCCTTCACCGAGTTGTAGTCGACCGACTTGATCTCGGTGGTGCCGTACAGGTTGGTCAGCATCTTCGCGTTGACCACGATGACGCGGGCGGTCTGCTCGTTCGGCGACTGGCCGTCCATCGCCATGCTGGCGTCGTCGTCCACCTCGTTCGAGTCGAGGATTTCCTTCGCCGTCAGCAGCTTCGCCAGCGTGAGGTTGGAGCCGCCGACCGCGATCTTCTGAGTCGAGGGCAGGACCGACAGGCCGACGTTCGTGCGGGCGTTGCCGCGCGCGGCGTTCAGGATCGCGTCGTCGATCTGGCGGTTCAGCGCGGCCATGGCGAGCTTGGCGTAGCCGTTGGTCGGGTCGGCCAGCAGGCGCACCTTGTCGAGCTTGTCGATCAGCTCGGCCCAGCCCTTGTCGACCAGATCGATCCAGCGCCGCGAATGCGGCACCTCGACGAACTTGGTGTCGGAGTGGCGCGACGTGATGTCGTAGGCCTCGGCCCGGCCCATGCGCTCGACCGACTTGGACTGACCGACGATGCCGGCCTCGATTTGGCACCACGGGCGCAGGCGCGCCTGGTGCTGCTGATACAGCACTCGAAAGTTGTTCGAGAACTGCATCACCATGTTCTCGGTGATGGTGAAGCTCATCTGTAGCTCCTGAGAGTTGAACGGTGGTTCGCCTGTCAGGTTGTCCCTTGCGGGGCCTTCGCTACGCGGGGCTGCACCGGCTTCCGTGCGCGCCCAGGCGGGCTATCGAAACCGGTTGTCCGCACGCCACGGCGGGCCGGCATGGGCGCCATGGTCGTGCGGGTTGGCTGGCGGAATCCAGCCCGATGCTTCAGGCGGTCTTGAAGCTGTGCGTGCGGCCGCCCTGCACGGGGCGCTGGCCGGCGAGCTTGGCGGTCAGGGCCGACACCTTCGCCATCGTCGCGGCGTGCTGCGGGTCGTTGGCGTTGAGGTACGACTTCGAGGCCATGAGCTGGTCCAGGTTCTCCTGGATCTGGGCCTGCGCCTCGGGCGATGCGGGCATGTCCTCCTGCATTTCCTTGCCGATCGAGGCCAGACCGCGGATCAGCCGCGGGTCGTTGCCGTAGTCCTTGACGATGCCGTCGAAGTCCTTGCCGAAGATCGCCTTGCCGGCGGTGAAGGCGGTGCTGACCTGCTGCTTGTACTGCTCGTCGGTCTTCCAGCCGTCGCCCTGACGTAGCTCGGCCTCGCAGTCCGCGGCGGCTAGCTGCGGCAGCGCGGCTTGCATTTTGGTTGAGCGATCCAGGAACTCGCCCAGCACGAGGTCGACCTGCTTCTGGTTCAGACCTGCCGCGTGCGCCTTGCCCAGAAAGTCCTTGAACGCGGGGTCGTTGGAGAGTTCTTCCGCCTTGACCGTCTCCTTGAAGGCCTCGGGCACGTTGACCTTGTAGCCGTCGATCGACTGCGGCGGTGCATCGCCGCTGCCCAGGCGCTTCTCGAGCGGCAGGTAGCCCTCGCGCGCCAGCTTCAGCGCCGTCGCCGCGTGGTCGATTTGCCCCGCCGCGTCTTTGACGACGAACTTGTCCGGGATGCCGGGTTCGGCACCACCGGCGCCGGCAGCTCCACCAGCCGCTGCGCCACCGCCGCCCTGACCACCGCCCGCAGCCGCGCCGGCAGACAGGGCAGTCCCGGCACCAGAGCCTGCACCAGCGCCAGCTGCCGCACCGTCCCCGCCGCCTGCGCCTGCCGCACCAGCGCCAGCGCCAGCCGCTGCGCCTCCCGCTCCTGCGCCTGCCGCGCCGCCGCCCGAGCCGCCGCCCGAGCCGCCATCGTCCGCTGCAGCCATGAAAACATGATTGTTCCTCCAGTTCATGAGGGTCACTCCTTCGAGGTGAAAAAAGGCCGCATCACGCGGCCGGTTGGGGATCGTCTTCGTCGGGCGGGTCGGCGCCGTCGGCCTGGTTGATCTGGCCGAGGATGAAGTCGAGCACCGCGCGCCGGCCCAGCCGGTAGTCGGTCTCGCGTCGACCTTCCTCGCCGCCCTTGACGAACAGCGCGCCACCGAATCGCGCGATCAGGTCTTCGAGCACCAGGGCGCCCTCGTGGTGCCCCTCAAACACCCGGGCGTAGGTCGCCGGGTCGGCTTTGGCTGTGTTCACCGGCAGGGGCTGGCTTTTCAGGCGGCGTAGCGGGCGTACAACTGCGAGCGGGTGAGGCAGTCGAGCAACCCCTGAGCGCGCAAGTCTCGAACTTTGTTGATGATCGTCGTCGCGTTGGAACGCGAGGTCGTTTCGATTGCCGGCTCCGGGGCGATTGGGTTCACCGAGTGCATGTGCAGTTCAGTGATGGCCCACTTCTGCGCGACGGCGGCATCGATGTCCGCTGATCGCGTAGCGACTACTGCGTCGAGCGTCGGGCTGCTTGGCATGAGGAGCCAGCTCGCAGCGCTCACACCAACGCCAAGCCCCATAGGCGCGCTGCGGTTGACCAGCCGGCCTGTCAGGAATCCCAACTCTTGGAGCACGCTGATTGACCATTGGCTGAGGGCGCCGCCGATGTAGTTGTAGTGCATGTGAGCGCCTGGCCACATGGACGCCACGTAGTCTCTGTTTTTCTGCACCTCGGCCAGGAGCTTGGCGCGCGTATCGAACTGTGCATTGGTGTGCGCCAGCACGCCATGCACCACGATGTCCCACCCAGCGCGATACAACTCGGTGATCTGCGCCTCCGTCATGTAGCCGGGCTGACCCACGTGGTCCTTAGCGATTCCGATGCTGCCGCGCAAGCCGGCCGCGAGCATCAACGGGAATGCTTCCGTGTACTGTGACAGCAGACCATCATCCCACCCCAGCGAGATAGCGGGTCGGACTCCGCACGAGGTATGGATCGTTCCGACATTGACGATGGCGGCGGTGCCCGCTGTGCGGTTCGTGACCTGCACGTGGATGTCGTAGACCACCACGGCCCCCTCCGCAACCTGGGTCGGTGTGCCGGACGCCGCGAAAGATTCCAACGGGAAGTACAAGAACTGATCCCCGGCCAGCCCAGCCTGAAGGTACAGCGTCTGGTTCACGTTGGCCGTGCCGGCGGAGATGTTGTTGGAGATGAACACGTCCACCTCGGCCGATGGCGTCGCGCCGACTTGCTCCACCCGCACCGGGACGACGAGGCCGCCGATGGCAGAAAGGCTCGGCCCACCAGATGTCCAGCGGTAGCGGTAGCCGACCTGATCGCCAGACGCCGTGCCAGTGGTGATCCGGTGATGAGTCTGGCCGCCGAACCAGGGGGTCGAGCCGACCTCTACGGTTCCGGTCGCACCGAGCTTCGTGTACGCGCCGCCCGAAAGCGAAAGCTCCTTGGCAGCGGTCTTAAAGCGTTTCGGCTGATAGGGATTGCCACCCCCTGACACCAGGGCTTGAGTAGCCAGAGTCTGCTCCGGCGTCAGCACGCCGACAGAGCCAAACCGCCCGCCCGCGCTCGGCTCGGTGACAGTCCATCCGCCAGCCCCCAGCGTGGCAAGCCCAGGGGAAACGCTGTTCGCGTCGGCCATTTCAGTTCTCCATCAGGGAATCAGGCGGCCTTGACCGAGCGCTGCATCGCAGTCTCGGCAGCCATGGTCTGCATCTGCTGGGCCTGCGCTGCCTGCTGCGCCTGCGCCTGCTGCTGCGCGCGCTGCTCGCGGAACGCGGCCAGCTGGTCCTCGTCGCGGATGACCTTGAGCGGCACGCCCAGTCCCTCGACGATCACGTCGACGGTGGCGTCGAAATCCACCTTGTCGAGCGCGGCGGCCGCGGCGGGCACGGCCTGGCCGAGGTTCGCCAGCGCGGTGAGGTTGCCCGTCATGCGCTCGACGGCGGCCACGTCCTCCTGCTTCTGGGCGCGGGCCAGCGGGTTGTTGTACTTGACCTTGAGGTTCTGACCGCCCAGGGACTCGGGCGCCATGCCGAACACGCCGGCGCGGTACATCAGCCCGAAGCAGCGCTCGACCAGCGGCGCCAGGTACTCGGCCTGCAGCCGGCCATAGATCGGGCCCAGCAGCTGGCGGATCAGGCCCACGCGCACGTGCACCTCGGTCGCGGTCATGGCCGGCCCGTCCTGCGGCTGCAGCTGGTCGGCCATCAGGATCTTGCGGATGGCCGCGTGGTACTGCGCCACGCGCGCGTCGGCCAGCTGCCAGTTGCCGCCCGCGCTGAGCTGCTTCATGGAGTCGACCGAGTTGGCGACGATAACCTTGCGCGGCCCGACCTTGACGGTGCGCGGGTTGAGCACGCCGTCGTCCTCGGCGATCCACATCCCCGCGATGGCCAGCTCGGCGTTCATGCGGTCCATGCGCAGGAACTCGTTGAGCTCGCGGGCGTCGGGCAGCGCGTCGAACATGGGGCCGATCGCGTACACGCTGTCGGGAATCACGGCCCAGCGCGGCACGATCACAGGCATCTCGTGGTAGCCGCTCTCGCGCAGCAGCTGCTTCGAGTCGACCTCGAAATGGCAGGAGGCGATCGGCAGGTTCTTGGCCAGGCGCGCGCCCACGGCGTAGGTGCTGCGCGGGTAGATCGCGTGGCAGATCGTCACCGGCGCGTCGGGGTCGACCTCGGCCTTCTTCGCCGTGTCGGCCGAGACCTTCTCGACGCCGAACTCCTTGACGGCCTGCTCGGCGGTCAGGGTGTACTCGCGGAACACGGTGTCGACCAAGCCGCCGGCCTTGGTGGTCGAGCAGAAGCAGCTGGACAGCGGCCACTGCGTGAAGGTGAAGCCGCCGGCATCGCGGTCCACGTCGATGTAGAGCGCGAACCAGCCGGCGCCCACCAGGTCGAGCGCACACTCGAACGCGGCGGCATCGAAAGTCGAGGCGTGGATCTCCTCGTGGAGTTGCTTTCCCTTTTCGTCGAGCCAGCGACGGCCCTCGCCGTCGGCGCCCGTCACGTCGAGCAGCGCCCAGATCGAGCTCGACGGCGTGGCCCCCGAGACGATCGCCGCGGCCAGCGTGCGGCCGGCATCGGTAGCGGCCGAATGCAGCAGCCGGGACTTGCGGTCCATGGCCTGCTGCGCGTCGAGCGGAGCCCCACCGTCGAGGCCTGACGCGCGGATCGGGAACGAGTGATCGAAGCAGTCGCGCCACACCGACTCGTGCGGCTGGCGCAGCTGCTTCAGGCGCGTGAGGCGCTTGCAGAGGGCGTCGACTTGCGCGGTCATCAGACGGCCATGGCTCGGTCAGGGGTCTTCGGGATACCCACGCGGCCGGTGCTGCGCGAGCTCGCCGAGCCGGCGCCCAGTGCGGTGCCCGCGGCGTAGGCCGCCGAGGTGCCGGGGTAGTACGAGGCCATGCGCGCCGCCGGCGTCGGGCCACCGGAGGCCAGGGCCG